ACCGTCCGGGAATGTGACCTGATAGACCGGCTCCCAGCTACTGTTAAGCTTCGGCACCACACAGCCAGGATCGACGGGCAGCAGTTCAGCCACTTCGCCAAATGCTTTCACTTTGTAAGCATAAAAGTTTCCCCGCAGGCACAGACAGGTGACCACCAGCTCCCAGAACTCCTGCGGCGTCATATAGCCATTGGGATGCGTGGAGATCAGCTTATGCAGACGTTCGCCGGTGGCTCTCTGTTTCAGGCTGCCGTTCAGGTGATACAGATTGCAGGGCAACATCCCGACCGACTCTGCCAGCACCCTGACGCAGGAAAAAACCGCCGTCAGTCGCATGGCCCGCTGGCTGCTGATCTGCTTTCCGGTATAGGTGTCATATGACAGCCCGATAGCATCCGCCAGTTCTGCTGGCGTGGTCACCGGCGCGTCACTTTTTCGTTGAAATAATCCCGAAAAGAACACTATTTACCTCCGCCGACAGACGACTGTGTACGGTCGAGATATCGCGCCACCAGCCACGACCAGAGCAGGCACAGCACCCCGGCAACAACAAAACCCGCCGGGGGATAAATCAGCCAGGCACCATACGCCAGCAAAAGCGCACCCAGCACGCCCACCAGTGGCGCGAGAATTATCAGAAACATAATGACCTCGGTTAAAGTGAGCGGATGCCCACGCTGACCAGATGTTCAGACAGATCCGGCTCCGGTTCACCACCATTGACCAGCATCCGGCTCATCGCTGTAAACATCGCAACAGGGCCGTCGATTTTGGCTTCCGGCGTGGATTTATTCGGGAAGATATTGTCGTTTTTGTCCGGTTTTACCGTAACGTTAGACATCATCCAGTTCATGACCGGATGATTGCTGTGATGGAAACGCCCGGCATAGACCAGTGATTCCGTTTCCTTCATGGCCTCTGACAGATTGCGGACCGTCTGCGGAACCTCCACCAGTGGTATCCCTTCTTCAGCCAGTGCCAGGCTGAACTGCATCGCGCTCCACGGGTCAAATCCCAGTTCCCTGAGGTTTTCACCACCAATCCATTCCAGTAAGTCACTTTTTATCTGAGCATGATCGATAACATCACCATCCGTCAGAATCAGCTTATCCATCTCCGCCCACTTCCGGTAAAGTTCTGCCTGCTGCCGCGAGCATCGTTCCAGCCGTCCTTCCGGGAGCCAGAATTTAAAATCGGCATGAACATGCCCGTTATCCGTTCGCCAGAGTTTTGCCGCCGCACAGATATCAATCTTATGAGCAAGGTCAACGCCGACCCACATGGGATACGTTTTCAGCTCATGTCGTGGGGCAATATATTCGCATTTCTCCCACTTAATCATGTCCATCCAGGCAGACTCGGCAGTGACCCACACATTCATGTGTTTTGTGAAAAAATTCACCCGCGCAGAGACCTGCTCCTTCGCCTTTTTTGCCAGACGACGCAGATCATCCCAGCGTTTACAGATGCCCAGGCCGGGATTCGCTTTCTGCCAGACCGTTTCATCAAACGGATCATCTCCCTCATCGAGGGTGTAAATAATCGCAAAGTAGGAGTCGTCTTTTACCGCGCCCTCCACGTCGCTGTTATAGCCTCGCAATACCTTGATGGCGTAATCGCGTTGCTCGTAACAAATCCCTTCCTTGTTAAAGCCAGCCGTGGTGATACCAAATAAAAGGGACTGCAGACGGGCACCAGTTGCCGTTTCCAGAACGTCCCACACGTCGCGGGTTTTATGTGCATGCAGCTCATCAATAATGGCGCAGTGGATGTTCAGACCATCCAGGTTGTTTGCATCCGAAGAAAGCGGTTCAAATTTTGATGCGCTCTGCTCCTGGTAAATCGCCAGCTTGTTGAAATCAAACAACCGCCCGAGTGTCGACCGGGCTTTTCTGACCATATTTTTGGCGTCTTCAAACACGATTCTGGCCTGGTCACGCGTGGTTGCGGCTGAATACACCTCAGCCCCGCCTTCACCATCTGCCCCCGTCATATACAGACCGATACCCGATGACAGGGTTGATTTTGCGTTTTTACGGGCAACTTCGTTGTATGCTGTCCGGAACCGGCGCACCATCACCGGGCGCCCGCTGCCATCGCTGCGCATGACAACTTCCCCGGTCTCTTCATTCACCAGCGGAATGACAAAACCAAAAATATTAATGAGGATAAATACATGCCAGTCCATCAACTCAATAGGCTGGCCTGCCAGCGCCCCTTTTACATGAGGCACAAATTTGTAGAAATTCAGGATGTGCTGCGCACGGGGTTCACTGAAATAAATCCCCCGCTCTTCGCCGTACTTCAGATCATCAAGAAAACGCTGGCAGGCCAGGCGGACAAATTCGCCAGCAACAATTTCTCCTGCAACAACACGTTCGGCGTAGCGGATCCCGTCAGCCACTTTTGCCATCAGTCTCTCGCTTTTAAAAGCTCCGCCAGCGGATCAACATCATCCGGTCCGGCAATATTTACTTTGGCCCGGCTTGCCGGTGACATACCAAACTCTGCAAGCATCGCCCGGATCCGCTTCCAGGCATCAGCCTTCATCGCAGCAGCCGGGTGTGCCTTGATCAGCACATCGCCATTCTGCGTTTCCGTGCGGTAGGTATACCCCTCAACATCGAGTGTTTCGCAGTGATGCCGGTATTCGGTATAGGCTTCCACCAGCAACTCGAGTGCACGTGCATCAAGCTGAGAAATGATCCCTTCCGCATTCAGCTCTTCCGCCATTCGCCTGAACCAGTACTTCCCCTGCGACCCTAAATGTTGCGGAATTTTAGGGAGACCTTTTTCATCCTTTTTAGCGTTTTTTTTGGGGTCTTTAACGGGGCGCTTTGAGGGGTTGCCTCGTATCAAATGCAGGCGTGGCGGGGTTTTCGGGGGTCCGGACATAATCGGTTTTACCTATCAATCATTTAATCACATTCCCAAAAAAAAGTTTTCGAACCTGCGGCGATGCGAGGAAGGGTCAGGCGGCGGTACTGAGCAGCCAGGGCTGCAGAGATTTGACCCGCCCCTCCCCTACAGATGGGAACTGTTATCAATTGATGCGTTCGCGCGCTGTTTTTGCTTTATGGCAGGGCCAGCACAGACTCTGCAGGTTACTGTCTGCATCTGTGCCACCATGAGCTTTCGGAATGATGTGGTCCACAGTTCTGGCTTCAACGGCTCTCCCATTGCGCAGGCAGTTCTGACACAGATGATTATCACGCTTCAGTATACGCGCACGTATGGCATCCCATTTCGAGCCATAGCCACGCTGGTGGCGACTCAGTCCGCGTTGATGCTGTACCCATCCTTCGCCACGATGTTTATCGCAGTAACCAGAACTGTCTGTGGTTGAACCTGCACATCCACGCTTACGGCAGGCACGTGGAATTAGTGATGGCATAAATACCTCATACCCTGCGAAATGTTTACCACGATAAAAAGGCTACTTAATGCACTGAGTGCGGATATACTCCTGTGCCCCTTCCAGTTGCATCTGCATCGTCATCAGCCGCTCTCTGAGGGTGAAATAATCCCGTTCAGCGGTGTCTGCCAGTCGGGGGCTGGTTGCATTATCCACGCGGGTGGGTCCGGTGGCTTCACGCACGGCTGCGGAGCAACTGGCATTGACCCGCAGGCGCTTACGACCAGCGGCAACATCAGCGCGCAGAGTTTCATTTTCAGCTTTCGCATTGGCTAATTCTCTCGAGTACTTTGCATCGAGCACAGCAACATCACGCTGACGCTGCTGCATGTCAGCGATGGTGGCGATCGCCTGCTCCAGCTCACTGACTTTTTTATCACGCTGTTCTTTGTAGGCGATGGCGTTATCACGGTAATGATTAACAGTCCATGACAGGCAGACGATGATGCAGATAACCAGAGCGGAGATAATCGCGGTTACTCTGCTCATTTCTGCCCCCACAAACAGACTTCACGCTCAATCTCACGGCGAGTCATCAGCCCTTTCCATTGCTTACCGCCAGCGTATGTCCAGCGCCGTAGCTGATCACATGCGCCTTTGATATCGCCCTGGTTTATTTTGCGAAGAAGCGTCGATGTTCTGAAATTGCCAGCGCCCACGTTGTAAACGAACGAGTAAAGAGCGCCGCGCGTTGTTTCCGGTATATCGACTTTTATGTACGGGTTAATTTGTCTGGCGACCGTGGCAAGGTCTTTATTCAGGAGGGCTTTGCATTCTGCTTCGGTATACGTTTTACCGAGCATGATGTCTTTTCCGGTGTGTCCGTGACATACAGTCCATACGCCAACGATATCTTTGTATGGTATGTAGCTGACACCTTCCAGGCCATCGTCACCACTCGGACCAGTGATGAGCACAGACGCTATGGCAACAGCCCCACCACCAATAGCAGCAGCAATAGCCTTGCGTAATGATGGCGACATTATTCACCTCTCGCAGCCTTACGCTTATCTTCTTTAATCTTGAAATAAAGGTTTGTCAGATACGTCAGCAAGCCAAATACCAGACTACCCAGCACACCTATTGCCGCCCACTGTGAGGGCGTGACTTTATCGAGCAACTGTAAAAACCAGTACCCGGCACTACCTGCTGAGGTGCCATAGGCGACACCCGTTGTTAACTTATCCATGGATTTCATAACCCCACCTCGCAGATGCGGGTGCTGTGTAATGGAAACAAAAAAAGCCACCAGCGGCCCGCCCCCCCATCAAAGGCACCCGAAGATGCCTTTTGTATAGCGTTATCTGATGTGATGTGCGCCGGGCGTGACGCGGATGTGAAAAAGGCCCGCCGTAGCGAGCCTCAATACAAAAAACTGATGATTATCCCGATAGCTTCTGATCAGCAATGAAGCACATTAACATTCTCTTAATATACTTAGCTGTTTCTTCGTATCGCTCAACCTCTTCTCCTCTGGAAACATATCGCTCAGCTCGTTTATCGCTTCTACCGTTGGATCGCGATATGCAGACTTTTATCAGGTTGTCGCAATACTCCATAGTTATATATGCCGGAATAAAAAAAGCCTGCCGGAGCAGACCTCAAAAAAAGCCAGCTTTGGGTAACTGGCATAAATGAAAACAATGACGTTCGAGATTACTCGTCACAGCGGGATTATCTTCGCACAGTCAGCATGCGCTTTTGTTGCGGGCGCCACAACTGAAAACGGTTATTTTCAGATTTCGTTATTCTCTGCACCAACGGGAGCCCCCACTATACAGAGTGTACATAGTCACACACAGAACACTAAAGAGACAAACAACACAAAAGACAACAAACAGAAACATTACGATGCAAAATCGCAACAAGCAGTCATGTATGATAACCCCAACCCAACAAACAAGAGGTTGTTTATGTGTAAATGGAATAGCGTAAATCTAAAAATCATACTTTGGGCAACACTGGTCGGTGGCGCGATCAGCTCTCTGGTGAAATCAGGAACTGAAGCTAACATGCCCCCAAGAATGGCCGGAGAAATTTCTCCACCAGCAATGAATATCGACGCCTGGTTGGGTTTTCTGGGAATAAATTCACACTCGCTGGATTACATTTACCAAGGAGTAACAATTCCCGGAGCTGTTATGCTCTACCATTGGCTTTTTAGTTTCATTTTTGCCTTTGTATACATATACCTGTCTGTTTTTATTCCACGAGTCCGCATGTGGTATGGGGCTGTATATGGAATTCTTATTACATTAGTCATGCATGGTATTTTAATACCCGCGCTGGGCTTCAGATTTCCCGCGTATCTTCCCGGCCATGAAAGAGGATGGCTATGGAATCTAAACGGCTATGAATTCTGGAGCGAACTGATTGGACATATATGCTGGTCTGTTTCAATTGAAATATCCTTTATTGCCATTCTGGCAATCTTCTCCAGACCAATTTGTGGTAAATGGACGGCGAATAAAAACTAACCATCTCAAATAACATAACCAACTGGTTAGGAACAAAGCAGACTCTAACCGGTTGGCTCCTTAAATCCTATCTCCCTGAAAGGTGGAGAGTGGATATCAGCCCCGTCAACAGCCCAATACCTCTAACAAAACGGGATTCAAAAGGAAATATGCAGATAAATACTGGAGCGGGCAGCGGGAATCGAACCCGCATCATCAGCTTGGAAGGCTGAGGTAATAGCCATTATACGATGCCCGCATATGGTGCCGACTACCGGAATCGAACTGGTGACCTACTGATTACAAGTCAGTTGCTCTACCTACTGAGCTAAGTCGGCACTGGACCGCCACCGGGGACTCGAACCTCGCACACTCAACTTAAAGGGTTGACGCTCTTTCCTGATGAGCTAGTGGCGGTTGGTGGCCCTTGCTGGATTTGAACCAGCGACCTGGCGATTATGAGTCGCTCGCTCTCACCACTGAGCTAAAGGGCCGGGCGCAGGATAATAACGTTACGAAATCAATGTTGCAAGCATTCAAGAATCACCTGATTAAAAATTACCCTTACTTCCTCCACCAGCGCATTCACCATGTCTATCCGAGATAAGTGGCACAAAAAACCCGCTTGTGGGCGGGTTTTGTTTGCTTTTGCCATCACGTACAAAATCGGCAAAATATCAGATTTGCATGAAATATATGCCTTTCAATCTACTTTTGCAACACTTTGCTTTGAAAATGCCGCCTTTTGTTTTGAACGTGTTCTCATTACAAACAATAAAGCCTCACTATCCAGTCGGTGAAAAATGTGTTTCATTGCAACCCAGTGACGAGTAAATGTTTTGGACCAGTTTTTAGTTGTCACTCCCGCCAGTAATGCCAGATCCTGGTATTCATAACCTTCCCCACCCAAAAGTTCTGCTTTTACTGCCTGCGCCGTCAGCCAGATTAATTTTTTCAGGCGTTCCTGCGTTTTCCCTGCAATTTTTCTGGTACCGGATTGAGTATTAAATTCATTCCACGCCCACTGTGTTATCGCGATCTGATATTCCCAACAAATACTCCCGCTGTAACACCACAACAACCAGGCTTTATGATGTTCTTCAAGAGACAGAACAGCCCGCCGCCACGATGATGTCGAAAACTCAACCGGACTGACCAGAGGAATTGACGTCCCCTTCGCCAGCGATTGCTTTCCCGGGATTGGTTGATTATTCCGCGTTATCATTTTTCCAGTCACTTCATCGCGGTACCGGATTTTTTTTCGCCTGTAACGCCCTGTATCGAACATGGCATTCTCCTGCCAGGCTTCAAGCTGACCTTTTGTTGCCCCACTCAAATCAGCGGTGGCGATAATGAGCTGCTCACGCACAAACTGTAAATACTGGTTATTCATGCGCACTCCAGTTCTGTGATTTTTATCCCCAGCCGCCCACCAGGAACGAGCTGACCGCGCACAATATTGATTTCATCAAACTGCTCATCGTCGATAAGCAGTCCTGCATGTGTCAGTGCATCCAGTGGTGCCTTCAGGATATTGTCCAGGTCGCGGCGGCGCTTATCCGGTGGCTCTGCAATAATCCTGATTGCCAATCTACCGGACAGATTTAATTTCAGTCGCTGCTGGCGAACAATAAGCGCCACATCCCGGCGATAACGCTCACCGGCTTTTGATACAAAATATACGCCACCACGACGGCGCCAGTAGGTGTTCACCGACGGCGGGTAAGGCAAAACAAATTCTATGCGCTCAGTCATTTATGCTTTCCACTTCAGGACACCCGAATTTCTCGCGTGCATTAAAAAACGAATCAGCAACAACAGCTGGCTGCCGTGTTTTTCTTCAAAATCTTTTACCCCGGCGTGCAGTTCGTTATGACATTTACGGCACAGCGGAATAACAAACAAATCATCAGCCTTTGTTCCCATCCCTCCCAGTCCATGACCAATGATGTGATGCAGATCATCTGCCTGATTACCGCACGTCATGCATTTCTGCGTTTTTACCCAGCGCGTGTATACAGGCATCTCTTCCCGTTGTGGTTTCTGGCGCTGGAGATACTGAGCCGGTGACTCCGGATCAACGGCAATGCTGACCACCGTCTTTTCCTGTGGCGGGTTTTGCTGGTGGGCGTGAGGCAGCGGCGCAAGATTTTTTGTGCGCTGCTTCAGTATGATGGTGGCGGTCTGCTCTCCCGGTACGATGTCGCTTTCACGGTACATTGAGCGGATTTTTTCCGCACGCAACCCCAGCGAACGACGTAATACCGCTTCCGGTAGCGCGTCCGCCACCTGATTGCGGACCGCCCACCAGGATAATTCAGCCAAAGATAATTCACGCTCCTGCGTACCGCTTATTGCGTGACCGATGACGTCAATCATCCATGCTGACAGGTTTTGATGAGCAAGTTGCTCGAGTGATTCGGATGTCTGGTCACGCAGCTGGTTGTCGCAGTGCCAGCACAACACCATTGCGCCGGTACCATAACGGTGAATGACGGTTTCGCTGTGATGATAATCGCCGTGTGGCCACTGGCAGGATTTAATATGGCGCAACAGCCAGTCAGACAATGCACCAGCACCACCAGCAGCACGAATCACCCGTGCGTTACTGAAAAACGGCAGCAATGTTTTGTCTTCCACCAGCGGCTGGCGAACGGCAGGAACGACCCCGGACGGCAGATTACGCATGCTTTTCGGTTCCGGCTCCACCAATACCCGGGTATTGTGGAATACCGGCATGGATTCACGGCCCGGCTTAACGATCACCAGCCCGAGTTCCGGTACCAGAACAGGTCGAAGTAATACCCGCACGTTACCTCCAGATGCGTTGCTGGAATGTGCGGGATGAACGCGGTGGGCGTTCGGAGTAAGGGAGTCTGACTGAGATTATCCAGTGACGGTAGTCGAGGCTAAGAGCTTTCTTAACCTCGTATCCGCGCCTGCGGTAACACTGAATTATCCATTCCGCCTGCTCTTCAGTGCATGGAGGATGCTGGAACCAGTCTGATTTGAATGCGTGAAAACGCCGTCCGCACCTACTGGCAAAGACGGCAGAATCATTAGAATTGTGTAATTTGGTATCGCGCGCCATCGGTTGTCTCTGCTGGCGCAGCAGGTGCCAGTTGTTCAGGCTGGCGTGCGAATTGTAAACCAGAATGCCAGGAAAAAACAAAACCCGCCGAAGCGGGTTACGTGCGGGTGCGTTGAGGATGCCTGACACATCAGAGGTGGCGAGGGATTTCTCCCTCGCCTGGTCTCTTACTCCTCAGGTTCGTAAGCTGTGAAGACAGCGACCTCCGTCTGGCCGGTTCGGATTCGTACCTCGCAGAGGTCTTTCCTCGTTACCAGTGCCGTCACTATGACGGTTAAACAGATGACGATCAGGGCGATTAACATCGCCTTTTGCTGCTTCATAGCCTGCTTCTCCTTGACCTTTCGGTCCGTAAGAGGCTAATCTCTATGTGTCGCATAGATATGGCCTCAGATTAATGTTAAACGTCTTGCAGGACGCGTAATGTTAACTGGGGCTTTTCTCTATCTGCCGTTGGTGTTCATGCCCGAGGCAGATAGCCTCAAGCACCCGCAGCAATTCTACTTAACTACCGTTACCTCGCCAATATGAAATCAATCAGAAAGGCGATCCATAAGAACAACAGCAAGACAATAAATTGCCATTACAGCCGCAATAGCCAGCGCACATTTGAGAACCAGCACAACAACCTCCTGTATTGGATGCACACTAGTCCCTATCAATATGAGGCCGTCTCGTCAGTGAATCAATACAACTATTGGGTATAGTTTCTCTGATTTTTTCTGGGGAAATGGGGCTAAAGAACCAGTCACCACCAGCACTTCTTTTAATACGCAAAGTCCGACTCAAGCTAACCTTCCAGTCCGCTTTGTGCGAAGAACGGACTTATCTGTACAAGGGAACTATCCAGCAATGGAAATCACCCAAAAGAAAAAACTCCTGGTTCCCCTCGACAACCTTCATCGGGGCAATTAGCCTCAATCAACATTTTTATATCTGTCAGGTGACCTCATTATGAAAAATGATATCAAAACCCTCGACCTTAACTTACTTAAGACCTTTGATGCGTTAATGGATGAGGGAAGCGTGACTCGGGCTGCGCAGCGACTTTCCCTGACGCAGCCCGCTGTCAGTGGCATGCTTATTCGATTACGTGATTATTTTTGCGATCCTCTCTTTGTTCGCACCAGTCACGGTATGGTTCCCACACTCCGTGCTAAAGAACTTGCTATGCCGGTAAAACAAATTCTCACCGATATCACGATTCTGCTGAAACCAAGTAAATTTGACCCCATGACGGCAGAACTAACTTATACCATTGTCGCAACGGACTATGCAGTTAAGGCTGTTGTTGTCCCATTGATGGCTGCGCTGAAACATCGAGCACCGAATATTAAAATCTCTGTGCGGCCTGTAGACAATAAACGAATATATCAGCAGTTATCTCAGGGAGAAGTTGATCTGGCTTTGGTAACACCACAAACCACTCCCGGAGAGCTGCACGGCAGAGCACTTTATGAAGAAGATTATGTTTGCATAGCACGACGGAATCATCCGTTGTCAGCGAATTCAGAAATGACTCTCGAACAATTTTGCAAACAGGAACATATTCTGGTGTCTTCAGAAGGTAGCTTCTCCGGTGTTACAGATGAAGCACTGGCTAAGCTCAGTCTGACACGACGAGTAGGCATGTCAGTTAATAGTTTTCAAGTAGTTCCTGATATATTGCAAGTGACTGATATGATCGCTGTTGTCCCCCACCGCATGGTCCTGACTAACAACGATCTAATCATACTCCCTTTGCCCCTGAAAGTTCCGGGCTTTACCAAGAGTATGGCCTGGCATGAACGAACTCATCGTGACCCTAGCCATCAGTGGATTCGGGCTTTATGCGTAGAAGTTAGCCAAGATACTGGCTCCTGATATAATTTATCTTATTAAGATTATAAGTAATCATAATTCGCCTTATAACTTCATTGCGCTAATAATCACTGCCATCGTGTTGCGGTCGTAACGCAGCAAACCCAGTACAATTAACTACCGCAATTGGAGGCATTTATGAACGCTATTCACTGGCCAGAAGGCTTTGTTCCGGGATTTACTGATAACTTTGTGTCTAATGAAATGATCATCTCCGGTCTGAACATCAATGATGTTTGGCCACTCCTTAGTCAGCCATTACTATGGCCGGAATACTATAAAAATTCAGCAGATGTGCGCTTTTATAACAATAAAGGTCCGGAGCTGGAAAATGGCGTGCGCTTTTACTTCAGCACATTTGGATTTCCGGTTGAAGCTCAGGTCGTGGAATTTATTCCACCTACTGAAGGTAAACCTGCTCGTTTGGCATGGCACGGATGGTCCGGTGAAAAAGATACTGTACAACGCCTAGATGTTCATCATGCGTGGCTACTGGAGGAACTCTCGGGTAACAGACTCCGTATCCTGACACAGGAAACGCAGAACGGAGTTCCAGCAAAAGACCTGGCAAATACTCGTCCGAACCCAATGCTCAATGGTCACCAGGAGTGGCTTGACGGCCTGATTCTGGCTGCAAAGAAATAATTACTACTTTTGCACAAAGTATCACTGCAGTTACATTTCCCCCACCATCTTCATAATATTTTCATCTTTACTATTGAACTTGAGCACAGGTAAATCCTGTGCTCCTCTCTAAGTGACAGCGCATGGCCATATTTGCAAATGCCGTTTCTGGCACAAAGAAAACTACCACGCTAGCTCTACCCTGCGCCATGAAAATGTCAATTCACATCTGAACTAATGCTCTTTAATCTAGTAACGTCTAAAATACCTAACATTTCCTTGATAAAATGCCAGTATGCGCTGCATAACTTCGCTCTCCCGGCACTCGCGACAGATTATATTCAGGTGCCTGTCGTAGCGACGTATTTCTCCATCTGGTAATGACCATATAAGGTCAGGATCAACCACAACCGGTTTCTTCAGCTTTGCCCTCGATAATTTTTTGCGGGCGTTTTGCCAGTCTTTACGAGCCTGTTCAGACGGGAATAACCCGTAGCCAGAATTGTATACACCGCCACTGGCAACCAGCTCTCTGGCGAGAACACTCATCAGATATCTTGTCGCACCTGTCTTGGCTTCCAGTTGCCGTAACGTCTCGCGCCCACTCTGGCGTACAAGTTCAACAACCTGCCCTTTAATTTTTTCCCGCTCTTCTTGTGTAAAAACTTTTGCCACAACTCCTCCTGATAATTACCTCATGAGCTGAAATAAACACTTACCCCCTGAAGCCCGGCGGAATTTCGGTATCCGGTTCAGAAATATGATTCACACAACGCTGGTTGTTCGTGCCGCTTACCGGGAGCAACCAGGGGTTTTCAAAATTCCGGTCCGGTCCAAAAAACGTCGTCGCCCGCTGAACAAATTCCGTTCCCGTTTTCCCGGTAACCGCTAGGTATCTTGCGTAACGCCTCACGCCATCCAGCATGGCCTCTGGTGGCACCCCCTCGCGTAATCTGGCCTTCCAGGCACTGAAAGCGGATTTCTTCGGGTTTGCCCCGGCACGCAACGGGTACTCCCGCCAGATCTGTTCGAACACATCCGGATAATCCACTCGTCCCACAGGCTGCCCGGTGTTTTTCGGGACTACCCGATCGGCTTCCCGCTGAATGGCGGAATCGGCTTCAGGCTGCTGCAGTTGGTGTGATTGCTCCGACCCTGCGGTCATCGCCTGCTGCACAGCGCCCGAATCGGCTTTCAGCGCATACGCTGAATCGGCTTCCGGTGTCGTGCCTGCTGGCTGACCAGGATTGACGGTCTGAACATCCCCTGCCTGGTTCGTGGCGTTTTTTACGCCATGGACCATAGTGTTTTGATCTTCTTGATCTGTATCTTTATCTGTATCTTTATCTGTCGTGACTCGTCGTGACATGTGCGTGACATTTCGTGACGCGCCGTGACAATCGCCATTTTGTTCCCGCTTTCTTTCCCTCTCTCGCTGCGCCCTCTTGCGCTCTGCAGGAGATTTTGCGGTTTGCGAAATATTGCCGTTGTCCTCTTTAAGCACCTGGCGTTTTTCCCATCCAGTGATTAAATCACCATCAAGTACCCGCCCCTGCATCGTCTGCAAAATTGAATCAATTACCTCTTCTGTCACGTCGAGCGCACTTGCCAAATCTTCTGTCGTGACATCAATGTGACCTCGCGTGACATTTCGTGACGCACTCACCAGGAGGTGGATATACACTGCCATCACTGTTGCAATTGGCTGCCCTGACACCCTGGCAATTGTTCGCCACTTAGGGTCATTTGGCATGTCATGCCATAATCTGAGCCAGGCGTTAGCCATACTCACCTCTTCTGATACCGAATCTTTTTACTCACGAGTTGCCGGAAGCGATTCGATATGGCTATTGTCAGTCAATGTACTGCCACAGCATTTCCTGCCGGGCCACCACGGTTCATCTGATTGAAACCGGCGATTGCCACTGCGACAAAATCATCAGCGTCTCTCACCAGTCGCTCCCGCGTCTCCACTAGCTCCCGAAAATAAGCTGAACTGTGGCTGCGCATTCTGGCCACCAGCAAAGGTGGCATTGCCTTTTCGATCGCTGGTAACAACGCCTGAATTTTTTCAACTGCATCAGGGGTGTCTTTCTCTACCCAGCGGAAAATTTTCTGGGTATTGCGAGCCAGGGCTTCCGGATGGCTGTCGTCATACAGTTCAGGAAACGTCATACCCAACTCAAAATAAGCCTGGGTTATTCCAGCTGCTGGAACTTTTTCGCCATCAGGACGCGCCCAGGCATTCATCGCCATGCGGATGTGTTCATGCTTGATTTTCATGAATCCCCCCCTTGGTTAGAAGGCGGATTATGATCAGAACCGGGAATGACAACCGTCGGTATGTGTAACTCATATTTGAGCGCCCCGGCAGTGACTGCCTGAATTAGCAACGCCCATTTCCACGGAACCTCTTCCCCCCACATGCTGACTGTGGTTTTTGACGTTCCTAGAGCTGCGGCTGTTTTAACAACTCCGCCAAAATAGCCTAATACTTCTGATTTTTTCATGAGTCGCTCCATAAAACTGAACGCCAAAAGTTTAATAATCAAAACCAAAGAAAGTCAAGAAACAAAACCATCTGTGTTTTAAAATCAAAACATGAGCAAGCAAACAATATCTGAACGCATAACCCAACGTATGCATGCGCTAAACCTGAAAGGCAAAGACCTTGTCAATGCCACTGGCGCATCAAAAGGCTCCGTAAGTCAATGGATGAACGGTGGAGGAGCGCCGTCCTCGCGTTACATAAGTTCACTGGCAAAGATATTGAAAGTAAACGAAAATTGGCTTCTTAATGGAGGAGAGTTAAATACAGGTGATTCGCTTGATCTATCTTTACCGCCGATAAAAACGGTTCCGCTACTATCACTTCAGCAGGCAGCAAGCTGGAGTGATTATATGAAAAATTCCTCAATAACCTCTTGTGTGCAGCTTGTCGGAGAAATCCCGGCCAATACCTTTGCAGTTGTTCTAGAGAGTGACAGTATGTCAACATCTGGTGGGGGAGTTTCCATTCCAAATGGTTCAACAGTTTTTGTTGATCCCGATCGAACCGTACAACCAGGAAATATTGTCCTTGCCTTACCCAAAGGGACCACAACACCTGTCATTCGTAAACTGGAGATAGAAGGGCCGGATATTCTTTTAGTCCCCACGAATCCTCGCTACCCTTCAATTATGCTGGATGATCTATCTTGCATATTGGGCGTATGCTTTAAAATTCAACAAGATATTTAACCAACCTCATCTATTTGATTAACTGTATGCCATCGTGCTGATGGCTTAACAGCTGCCTGCCTAAAATGTTTTGATAAAAAAACATTGACCTAAAAAGTTCACTTTTCTAAACTCCATTCATTCCCTCATCCCGCCCCACAGAACGCAGGGCAATACTTCGAGTTACCAGGCTGTGGTCAGGGGTTAAGTAGCCAGCCCGAGGCGTAAGAACATGACGGCAGGGTTCAACTTTAATAACTATGCAGCAGGTTTTTGTTCCGCTACCCCGGCGTTAAGGGGAAATGAGGTCAACATGGATACTATCGATCTTGGCAACAACGAATCTCTAGTGTACGGCGTGTTTCCCAACCAGGACGGCACGTTCACCGCGATGACGTATACCAAAAGCAAAACGTTTAAAACCGAAAATGGTGCCCGTCGCTGGCTGGAAAGAAACTCAGGTGAGTGATATGGATTTCGACACAATCATGGAAAAGGCTTACGAAGAATACTTCGAAGGCCTTGCCGAAGGCGAAGAAGCTCTCAGCTTCAGTGAGTTTAAACAGGCGCTTTCCAGCTCGGCAAAATCTAACGGCTGATAAGCGAAGCAGCACCGCGAGGAATCAGTATGCAGAAACGAGAACCCGTCATCATCGCGCCAGACTATACCGATGATGAACTTTATGAGTGGATGCGCCAGAAAATTAATGCAGCGCAGGATCTGAAATGGGCCAATGAAGCCAGGGCTAAGCAGGCTGAAAATCTGTCCGCTCTGGAGCAGGATATCACCAATCTGGAAAAAGCAGCGGCATTGAGCATTGCCAGAATGATTACATACCCGCGTTAA